GATAAGACCCCTACTGGAATAAAAAATCTAAATAAAGTGTAAAGTAAGTACATTACTAAAATAAATAACACCAAAACAGCAATTGCTATTAGAGTATAGTTAAAATACTTAAGCAAATTAAAATATTTAAGAATTTGATATATTACAAAAAGGACAAATAAAGCTAGACTTAAAAAGAAAATAAACGTAATAAAAAAGCCAACTAGTTCAAAATAATATCGTATTAAATATAAAACACATAAAATCAAAAAGATTGACACCGTGATTAATAAAATAGGAATAACACCTATTTTTGTATTATTACTCATATAATAATATCCATAAATTAAATATTATTTTTTTACATATTTTCCATAGCAGTTTTTTTACCATGACATTCTCTACATAACGCAATTAAATTATTTACCTCATTACCTCCTCCGTGTTCTAACCTAATTTTATGGTCTACTTCAAACCACGCATTTAATTGAGAATTACACTCGCCACACTTCCAATTTTGATTTGAAGCAACATATTTTTTCTTTGTTTCACTAACACATCGTTTTGTAGACATTTTCCCAGAATTTAGTATTCGTTGTTCTCCACCACTTACATTTCCTAATTCTTTATTTGTTTGATAATTTGATGTTAAATCTATTATTGGTGAAAAAAAATCCATCGACGATTTATTTATTGGCATATATTTTACCATGTTATTAGCACATACTAACATATTTTTACCCTGGGTAGGGTTTCTTTTCATTAAAACGTAAATACCAACACCAATAACTGCAAAAAAAGCCATCTGGTAATATTTTTTCCAAGTCATCATCAGTTTTGTATATTTTCCATCATGATATGTATTATAAATTAAAAAAGTTGTAATTCCAAAAATAAATATTTCAAATCTCATTATAATATTATAACATTATTTATTTTCGATTATGTTGTTTTTTTGAGTTTAGATGTTGTTGTTTTTTTGAGTTTCGATGTTGTTGTTTTTTTGGTTTTTGATGGTTTTTTGTTTGATGTTTCCTTTTTTATAGGCGCTTCTATTTTTCTATACAATGTATTTATCTCTTGTAAATCATTTACTAAGCTCTCTACGTTAATTGGATTTACGTGTGTTCGATATAAATGAGTAATAAATATTTTTTTTAATTTATTAAAAACCCTTCTTAATTCAGGGGTTAAATTTTTTTTAGTTATATGATACCCCTGTAAAATAGGTGCATATGTCATAACGAATCCCCAAACATCCACATTCTGTTTATATACTGTATTTGCATACTTTAACAAACCTAATGTATTCGTATTGGATGTTATATATTTATGCAGAATTTTAGAGTTATAGTTTATAATTACACTTTTATATCCGATTTTATTATCAAATACAATCGAACAAATTCTTTCAATATATAAAGAATGTCCAGTCCGGTATTTTAAAAAATTTTCTAAAAAAATTTCAATAAATATTTTACAATTCACTAATGTTTTATTTCTTGGAGACTCACTCATAAAAACTGATAATTCATATTCAAAGAAATCGGAAAACATTATATTTGAAAATGGAACATTAAAACTTAATGACCTGTCACGCCATTTTTTTGGAAAAGAAAATCTCGAATTAAACGGTGCTAACCCATCAAGCATGCTTACAAAATTATAACTACAATATATGGTGGATAGTCCCCAATCAATTATTTTTAATTGTGAATCATTTAAATCTATTAATATATTGTCTGCTTTAATATCGCTATGATAAACGTTTAATTTATTCATCGGTACAATTGCGTCTAATAATAATGAAATCATCGATTCGTGTAACTCTACAAATATTTTAGTAAAGTTATATTTTTCTTTCATTTCTACTGCGTGATTTATAAAATATTCTATAGATATTCCACCATACGGCATAGTTACTATTTTAAATTTATTTAAATTATCATTTATTGTGTCGGATTGGTTATTTGTCACGTTCTTACATTTATTATTAAAACCGTTTAAGTCATATTCTGTTAATTCGGATGGCTTACATAATGTTACATCATTAATAATAAAAAAATTAGAATAATTAGGAATTTTTTGTAAATAAGGTTTTATTAGTTTAATTTCGTTGAATTCTTGTTCTGCGTGTTTAATACTTAATAATTTAGATACTTTAGTCTTATATCTTTTAGTGTCATTTTCACATTTTAAAGAAGGGTAAAATACACAACCGAAACCACCGGCGCCAATTGCTTTACCCCCCAAAGTATTAACTTCATGATTCATATATAATATATATATTTATTTATCATAAAAATAATAAATACTAAATAGAATCGCTATAATTATAATAATATAAACTATTTTCTGCTTGATTTTATTAAATTCCGCAAATTTTACGCTCGTTGGTTTATATTTATCATAATAATTTATATAAAATTCATTTAACGGAATTATCGGTTTTTCCAATTTCTCATTTATTTTATTATGAATAAAATGAACCCATTTAATAAAAGAATCGCGGTTATCCAAATAAGGAGATACGGGGTAATTACTAATTAATTTACTAAAATCGTTAGATATTTTTTGACACGGTATAAATAACGGAAAATTAGTTATTAATTCATAATATTTTTTTTTTGTAATTGCGTTTGGATAATTTGGATAAGTGATTGATATCGTATGTAAAAACCCCCAATACCATTTACCCCAAACATCTGGATTTAGTTCCATTTACATAAAATAATATAAAAAGATTTACATTTTAACATATAAATAATAAATGAATACTCTTTGTAATAATTGTAATAAAAACGGACATTTATTTCATAATTGTAGGTTACCTATAACAAGTTATGGTATAATATTGTTTAGGAAAAGCAATAATGGAAACCAATTTTTAATGATACGCAGAAAAGATACTTTTGGATATATTGATTTTGTCAGAGGGAAATATTCACCTTATAATGTTGAACACGTACAAAATATTGTTAACGAAATGTCAACACAAGAAAAGTCGAGAATATTAACTTCAACATTTGACCAATTATGGAAACTTATGTGGGGTGAAATTTTAAATACACAATATCGTAATGAAGAAATACTATCTGGTAAAAAATTTGATATTATTAAGAACGGATTTGTATTTAATACAACTAATATAAACCTGGATTATTTCATACAAAACAGTTCAACTAATTGGACCGAAACTGAGTGGGAATTTCCAAAGGGACGACGCAATTACCAGGAAAAAGATTTAGATTGTGCACTTAGAGAATTCGAAGAAGAAACCGGAATATTAAAAGAATATATTCACATTATTGAAAATATTTTGCCGTTTGAAGAAACGTTTATAGGCACCAATTTTAAATCATATAAACACAAATATTTTCTGGCATACATAAATAATGATGGGGACGATAATTTATTAAATTACCAAGAAGCGGAAGTTAGCAAAATGGAATGGAAAACAATTGATGAATGTATTGAATCCATAAGACCATATAATTTAGAAAAAAAAAAACTAATATTAAATATTAATAAATTATTAGAAGAATATAGATTATATTATTAGTATATAATATGTTTAATGAAAAGACAAATGAAAGTAACAAACAATTATTACAAAAAGAAACATCCGAATATAACTATTTTGAAAATGACGTTCCTAATACTAACAACACATTATATCCAAATTTAAACGACCCGAATTTTAATATAAAAATAGCACTAAAAAAAGAATTCAACGATACAAAATATGATGGAACCATTTATACAGATATTAAAGCCCAATCGGATTTATTAAATAATGCGGAGTTTGAAGTATCGCCTCATCAAGCATTTGTAAGAAATTTTCTTTCTTTTCAAACTCCATATAATAGTTTATTGTTATTTCACGGATTAGGTAGTGGTAAAACATGTTCGGCAATCGGAGTCTCAGAAGAAATGCGTGATTATTTAAAACAAACAGGCATTTCGAAAAGAATTATTATTGTTGCCTCTGAAAACGTGCAAGATAATTTTAAATTACAAATATTTGATGAAAGAAAACTAAAAAAAATTAATGGGATTTGGAACATTAAAGGTTGTGTCGGGAACAAATTACTCAACGAAATAAACCCAACTAATATGATTGGGTTAACTCGAGAACAAATTATATCACAAATTAACATACTTATTAATAATTCATACTTATTTTTAGGATACGGACAATTCGCAAATTATATCATTAAAACATCAGTCGTGAATGATATACAATATAAAAACGAATCCGATAAAAATAAAATTATGATTCGTAATTTAAAAAACGAATTTAATAATAGACTAATTATTATTGATGAAATCCATAATATTCGAATGACTGAAGATAACGAAAATAAAAAGGTTGCTATAAATTTGGAACTTCTTGTTAAATACTCAGATAATTTAAGATTGCTTCTATTATCTGCTACTCCAATGTATAATAGTTATAAAGAAATTGTATGGTTATTAAACTTAATGAATATGAATGATAAGCGTAGCACATTCGAACTAAAAGATGTTTTCGATAAAAACGGGAATTTTACACCTAATGGAGAGGAAATCTTAATAAGAAAATCAACCGGATACATATCGTTTGTTCGCGGTGAAAACCCATACACTTTTCCGTATAGAGTATATCCAGACATATTTGCTATAGAAAACACTTTTAAAAATCCAAATAACGTTTACCCCAAATACCAAATGAATAAAAAACCGATTTTACCTGACAACCACCTAAAAAAAATTAATGTGTATTTATCAAATATTGGAGAATATCAATCTTATGGATATAAATATATTATTAATTATTTAAAAAACTCAAATAATGTTAAGGTATCAACAGATGCTGGTGAAAAACAGGTATCCGCATTTGAAAATATGGAGTCATTTGGTTACACCATATTACAAAAACCGTTAGAATCCCTTATTATTGTTTATCCATACGAAGGTTTAGAAACCATTAACTTACTTACAAATCCTATACCATCATCAAGAGAACAAACAACCGGAGCAAATAAATACAAAAAAACGGGTAGTGATATTAACCCAAATATTTTAACGGGAAGAACCGGGTTAGAACGAGTATTAAAATTTACAAATACAATTACTCCACCATTTAAAGGTAATTTTGAATATAAACCCGAAATTGAAAAGAAATATGGGCGTATTTTTGCGACCGACCAAATCGGTAAATATAGTTACAAAATAAAAAAAATACTGGATTCAATTTATTCTACCCAAGATAATATAATTGTATCAGATGGTGTTATCTTAGTTTATTCCCAATATATTTATGGAGGATTAATTCCTTTAGCCCTTGCTTTAGAAGAAATGGGATTTACACGGTTCTCAACCGCATCCAATAAATCAAATCAACTATTTAAAGAACGAAAAACTCCTCCTATTGATGTAAGAACAATGAGACCTAAACAATATAACCAGCCCGATTTCATACCAGCAAGATATATTATGATAACTGGTGACTTAGCACTTTCTCCAAACAACGACTCATACGTTAAAATGGTAACTAACGAAAATAATAAAGACGGACACCAAATTAAAGTTATTTTAATATCTAAATCAGGTTCGGAAGGTATTGATTTGAAATTTATTCGACAAGTTCATATTTTGGAACCGTGGTATAACATGAATCGTATTGAACAAATTATTGGACGCGCGGTTCGTAACTTCTCTCATAAAGACTTGGAGTTTGAAGAG